AAATACAGGTGTTATCGGTGTTAGCACTGGGACTAATAATGTTCCTGCTATCATTGATCCCCCTGTGGTTGAAGACATTGCCCATCTCGCTCCACTAGGCACATATAATCTGCATCTGATTGCAGATAACATGCCACCACCTCCACCACCTCAAACCTTTACACCTGGTATAGCTACATTGACAGGTAGTTCATATTCGTATCCATCTATATTGAATAACGGTTATAAAGAAACAGCTAACAAAGTAACTTTGTCTGTTGGCAAAGATGACCGTTTGTGGATCAAGATAGGGGACACATGGAGACGCGTTGCGCTTGAAGGATGAGTAATATTAAACTGCTCATGAATAGGATAAAGCAACTATCTTATTTTGAGGTTGTTGTTGAACTTTATGAGCCGATCCAATTCAAAGGAGTAATTCCTTTTGACTTGGAGATAACAGGTAATATAGTTGTTGCTCAAGTACTTGCTAACTCATATGACGAAGCAGAACATAAGCTACTTAAATTTTTATTTGAAGGTGAGAGAGATGTATAAGGATAGAGGTTTTATTGAGCGGAAGATGAAACACTATAACTCATGGATGCTAGATAAGAATAGGGAACCAAACTCAAGATATCCTGGTTTTCCAGAAGAAATTGCCTTTAACTTGGTTGAAAAAGAATTTACTGAGGAATTCTTAACTCGCCAGCTGAAAAAAAAGATTCGTAATAATGAAAAATTTGAACAAAAAACGTAGAACAATCTATATTGACATGGACGGGGTCGTTGCAGACTTCAATTCTTATGTTTACTCAATTTATCATCGAACAAAATGTCAACAGGGCGGGCCTATCGCTGCTTGTCTTCAAGGCTTAAGCTAAAATTATAAATAATGACATAAATAATTGATAACATAAATTAAATAATGGTAATTATTATATTACCGATGACGAGATAAAACTATCAATTTGTTTAAAAATCCATTATAAATATATAAGAAAAAGGAGATAACCTACATGACAACCACTATAGGAGCATCAGGATTGCTGTTACCCGGCGGCGATTACATGAGTCGACCTGTTTATAGAGTAGCTAGTTATTCTACAGGATATCTTGGTGATGGAGCTACAGGAACTAGAGATTACACAATACATTCAGTGGCCTCCAACGGCCCCGATTCAACACACGCTTGGGTTGGTACAATAGGGGCTAGAACTAGCTATTGGGTACGATATACTGATATTCCTTTTGATGGTCTCATGTACTTTGCGTTCAATTATCAACGATCTCATGTTCAAGCATCTACTGGTGCTAATATTACTGTAAAGGTTCAAATGTTAATTGCTGGAGGATCTACTGGTTCTAACTGGCCATATCAATGGAGTATTGTTGTGCTTGGTCCTTCATCCGTTGCCTAAAAGGAAAATCACACAATGAAACATTATTTAAAATTAAAATCATTTAAATTTGCTTATAATTTAGAGGATTCTTATATTATAGAAGACGCAAAAATCAGTGAGACGGAATTATCGGAAAATGAAGGATGGTTGGAAATTAATCCAACCACCTATAAGATTTTTGTTGATATGGCTAATAATCCTAAGTCTCTTATAAATTCTAGAAGAGCTTATGCTGAACTTCAACCTAAATCATATTTAGGAAATATTGCAGTGATGTTAGATCCGACTGATGAACATCAAGGTCCAGAAGCTAAATTACATGACGATGGCTCTTATCACCTATATGGGTAAAAAGATACAAAAACTTAACACATTAATGTATGAAAAAAGTGAGCTGGATAGAATTTGGAAATCAAGAAAATAATACATTTCTTGAGCCAATACCTTACATAAAATTTTTAAAAGATAAAAGGAGCGTTTCCAATGCTCCCTATCTACGTTGTCCTGCTTTTACTGACTTTTACAAAAACTCATTTGTAATACTTTCTCCAATTTCCTTCTCTATTAAACCAAACAAACAACATACATTTACCGTTCAATGTGAAGAAAAGGATTTATATCTTTTTGAAGAATATTTCCTTAACAGAACAATTGTTGAATCTCCAGATCAATTAAAAAATAATTATTTTATAGTTTCTCTCGCACCTCTATATTGTTTCACAGCTGATACACCAACATTATTTGAAATATTGCCTTTTTCCTTTTTACCTCACACTGTTCCTATAAGTGGATCGTTTGATATATCAAAATGGATACGTCCCGTAGACGTAACTTTAGAATTTACAAATCCTTATGAAATGATTTCTATACAAAAAGGCGATCCTTTATTGATGATACGATTTGTTGATCATGGAGGCGATATCATAGTTCTCGAAAAGGAAGCTGATAAAGATAGAATAGAAATGTTGATCACAAAATGTTTAAAAAACAAAGATAAGGTAAAAGGAAAGAGTCTTGAACACTATTACGACCTAAAGTGTATCTAATTTAATTATTTCTGAAAGGTGACAGTGAGCACAAAAATAAAATATTCAAAAAGAATAATTCAAACCGACAACAGGCCAAAAATATCAATTTCTTGTTGTTCTAACGTTTACGTGAGGCAAATGTTGTTTGAAAAAAAAGGATGTGTAGAATTTGGTCATTCTCACGAATATGACCACACTAGCTTTGTGGCTACAGGATCTGTTGAAATTCAAGTATATGACGAGTCTTTAGAGGAAATGTTACCACCAGTTCTTTACAAAGCTCCATCGATGATATTTATTAAAAGAAATACTGTACATCAAATTATATCGTCGGAAGATAATACTACAGTTCACTGTATCCATGCCTTAAGGGATATCAACGACACTATTATTGATCCTTGCTTCATACCCATACCAGAAAAACTTGAAACTGCTATTGATAGAATTTATTATGAGTATAATATTATACTAAAATCACCAGTTAAAGATGATAAGTTTTCTAATAAAGTAACGATAAAAAATGAATCTTGCATAAAGCAAATTGGAGAATAGCATGAGAAGTACTGTGGTTCTATTACCTCAAAAAATAGACAGCGTTGTTTGCGACCAAATTATCAAAAGTGTAGATCAAATTAATGAAGAATCTCTTTATGATAAGGAAAATGGTGAAATAACAACAATACACAAAGATGAGGATTTATATATCAATCTTGATGACAGTATAATACATTTTTTATTTAAAAATGTTTTATTAACTAACCAAACTAATTTTGGATTCGATATTAGTTATGGTGTGTCTCAACTGATGTGTCATGTTGTAACAGTTGAAAAACAACAGTATAATCAAAGAAAAACAAATTTACAATCAAAATCTTTTACAGATAGTAAATTGACTTGTTTAATACAGTTATCGAGCAATGATTACTATGATGGAGGATCTTTGGAAATTCTTGATTTGAATAATTCAGAATTTAATAGTTGGAATCAAAAAGGTTCTGTATTGTTGTTTCCTTCATTTCTGCAATTTAAAATTAATAATGTGATTGGTGGCAAAATGTATTACATATCAACATCTTTTGATGGACCTTTGTGGAAGTAAATATCAAAAAACGTAGAACAATCTATATTGACATGGACGGGGTCGTTGCAGACTTCAATTCTTATGTGTCAAACATACTCGGTCGCCAAATTGGATGGGATCAAGAGGACCTCACTAGCACAGAATGGGATGTTTTGGCTAAAATTCCAAACTTATACCGAAACCTTCCGCTAATTGAAGATTCTGTCAGGATGGTTGGCCTTTGTAAGAGCTTTGCATCGCGTGTCAATGTCGAGTTTTTGACAGCTATCCCTCGTCAAACGACGATGCCATCAGCAAGACAGGACAAATTAGACTGGATAAACGACTTTTTTCCGTTTACCCCTGTAAATTTTGGCCCTTTCAGCAAAGATAAACAAAAATGGGCACGTCCTGGTGACATTTTGATCGACGATAAGCCAAGTAACATACAAGAATGGGGTGCTGCAGGTGGTATTCCAGTGTATCACTTTGGTAATTACGACAATACCATCAAACTGATCCTCTTTGCATTAGACGAAATCCCAGAACCACAGCTTAAGTTGGACTTCTAAAACCCGCAGAGATGCGGGTTTTTTAATGATTGTTGACTTCAAACCGTTTGATCTATATAATGGGGGTGTTAGTTAACTGAAACCCTCTTTTTAAAGGAAATGAAAAATGTCTCACTTAGTTGAAGTAGTAAATGGTAAGGCAAGTATGGCTTACTCTGGCGAAACTCCTTGGCATGGTCTTGGTAAGGCAGTTCCTGCTGATCTATCTCCTGCTCAGATGTTGGAAGCTGCAGATCTTGATTGGACAGTTGAAAAGATTCCTACGTTTGCCAAGATCGATGGTAAACAAATCTACACTGGCAAAGATGCACTAGTTCGTAGTTCGGACAACTCAATTCTTGATGTTGTATCTAAAGACTGGAATCCGTTGCAGAATCATGATGCTTTCGAGTTCTTTAACGACTTTGTAGTATCTGGTGATATGTCAATGCATACTGCTGGTTCACTTCGTGATGGTCAGATTGTATGGGCTCTTGCTAAGGTGAAAGAATCGTTTGAGTTGTTTGGTGGTGATGTTGTTGATAGCTATTTGCTGTTTACTCTTCCACATAAGTTCGGTCAGTCGATCGATGTACGCTTTACACCGATCCGTGTTGTATGTAATAACACACTGACGCTTTCGTTGTCAGTGAAAGCAAACAATGGTGTAAAAGTATCACACCGTACTACTTTCAATGGTGACTCTGTGAAAGAGACTTTAGGTATTGCGTCAGACAAATTAGCCAAGTACAAAGAGATGGCTAAGTTCTTGGGTTCCAAGAAGTTCAAGGAAGAGTCTGTTAAGGATTACTTTAACCGTATCTTCCCTGTTAATGCATACGGTCGTTCCAAGAACGAAGATACAAAAGCTAAGAAAGAGATGTCACAATCTGCAACGCTGGCTATGATGGCTCTTGAAACACAACCAGGAGCTAAGTATGCTGAGGGTTCATGGTGGCAGGTAGTTAATACTGTTACTTTTTTGTATGATCATGTGCTTGGTCGTACACAGGACAGTCGATTAACATCCGCATGGTACGGACCTGGACGGAATAAAAAAATACAGGCATTAGAAATGGCAGTTGCTTACGCGGAAGTAGCATAACTTTTTATAGTGTAAAAAGACGCCCCTGTGTCTTTTCTTGCTGACTCAATACTGCGATATTCTTTACCACGAAACAGTATTGGGTCAGTTTTATACTTGTAGTTAGCATATGGTCCTCTTTTCACTCCTTTCATTGTGCTACGTTGCTTTTCTATAGATAGTTTGGTTCTGGGAGTACTTAGTCCCTTGTTCCATGGAACTTGAACTCCTTTTTTACCTTTATTCCATGGCTCGCGGTATTTGTAGGTATGTGTTCCTCTTATGGCTTGATTGTCAGTTCTATTTAACCACATTGAATTATGAACTACGTCCAAGCGCTTGAGTACCGTTGATTCCCAGATTATAGCTTTTGTTTTTTCTGTAAACTTTTTTCGTATCTGAATAACATCAGGATCACCATTCAAACCTGCAAACTCCTTCACATACTTCGAAGAGGTAAAATATGTCACCCACAACTCACCTGGACGGCTCTTTTTTGAAAAGCGAACTCCATAATACCATTTATTGTGTTTTGTCCAACCTATTAAATATGTGTACATTAGAATCAATCTCAAAAAAAGTATTTATTAAATTGCATTCAACGCCGTTACCTAGTGCCACCCTTTTTAAGGATATATTATGATTACATATTTGATGCCTGCTGGTAAATACTGGGTCGGTGATTTGTGTTATGTGATGCACGAAGAATGGGATGAGGTGTGTGGCCTCTTCTTCAAAGGACGTGATGATCACGGAGCTAATGAAGGACTATTTGAATTAAAGGACGGACGCAAGTTTGTATCTTTTAATACTAAATATGGTGATGGTGGATATTATGACGAAGCTGAAAACGAGTACGGCGTTGATGCTGGCTTGATTGGATGTATATTATTATCCGATATTAGGTCTAGTGATGAAAATACTTTGAATGGTGGTCATGTACATGAATTTGATACACCGTTCTCTTGTTCTGGTGGCCGTAGTGAGCAAGGTCATGACTGGGACGGTGTTATTCGAATTGGTCACGTGGAGATATCAACAGACTAAATAATAGATCTATTGCTGTATGAAGCAAAGAGAAAAGTGTTCTGGACCCGGCTTCGATGCCGGCAGGTCCACCAAAAGTGTAATGGTCAGCGCCGTGCGATAATGAAGATGACTAAGGGATCACGGACATCCATGTAATCTAAACCAGTATACTTTTGATGGGCCTGAATTGGTTTCGACAGGGCAACAAGTAAACAAGTGGACAGCACGGTAGGCGATGACCGTTAATCAAGCAAATCCAATAACTGCAAACGATGAGTTATTCTTGAAGGCTGCTTAAAGCACCTTCGGAGTTTTGATAGTTGAACTTGGCAACAGAATCAACTATCACCACACACTTACACAACATAGGAGAAATTAATGTCAAACCTATCGCCTTTTGAAATAAGGCTTGAGTTATTAAAAATGGCAAAGGATATGCTGACTGATTCCTACTTTTCAGAGAAGGACAGGATCAGCGCTGATTGGAGCGTGAGAGTTGATACCTCTAAACTAAACGGTCAACCAATTCCCAATCACCCACCTTACCCACCTTACCCATCCGAAACCGATGTAGTCAACGAAGCACAAATGTTGAACGGCTTCGTATCAAATATTCAAACAGAAACAAAAACACACACTTCTTCAGCCAAGAAGTAATCTGATAGTGCAGAGGGTATTTTGCCCTCTACAAAAAGGAGAACTAATGGTACGTATTTACAACTTAGTATTTAAGGTCTTGTTACTGGCTTTGACGCTGTGGGCAATTTCTACATACACATCTAATAAAATTCAAGCCTATAAAAACAATCAAGTGTTTGGTAGTCCAGTCTCTATGGCTGAGCGCGAAAGACACCTCACATGCCTAGCAAAGAACATATACTTTGAAGCCGCAACAGAACCTTTTGAAGGTAAGGTGGCAGTTGCTCAGGTTACAATAAATAGGGCTGAGTCTGGTAAGTATCCATCAGATATATGTGATGTTGTCTACCAAAAGAATGTAGTGTATGGTAAGGTCATATGTCAGTTTTCATGGTATTGTTTGAATGGCCCGACTGTCAAGCACAACGGACTTTACAAAGAATCAATGGAAGTTGCTAAGAAGGTATTGTTGGAAGACTTTAGACTTCCTGGGTACCAACAAGCTCTTTGGTACCATGCGGAGTACATAGCTGATCCTGTTTGGTCAAAGCAAATGATTAAGGTTGGAAAGATTGGTCGTCATATTTTTTATAAGAAAACATAATGGAAAAACTTAATTTAATTAGAGAAAAACTCCTTCAATTTTTTGATGGGTTCTCAAAGACATCTGCCGATACAATAGCATGGATAAGTGTCATTTGTATAATGGCTTCTACAATACCAGGTTTCTTTGCACTAATGGCACATGCTACAG